CACACTGAGAAAAGCAAAGTAGGGTGCCCTAGCAATTTCTTCAAGCACCCAAAAGCGTTGATAGTCTCTGCCTTGATATAAGAAATCAATGATTGCTACTGTGATATTCAAAGTAACTTCATTGAATTTTTTCATAAAACCTTACAGTGTTATTTTTAACCATGGTAAGAGGGGTGGTATCACCCCAATGAGTCTAAGCAAACCCTCAGCAAAAAGAGAAAGAACAATCCAACCGACAATAACAGAAATAATTCCAGCATTACGGTTGTGTTTACGAATAGCATCGTCTATCATCTCCTTTACTTTTTCTTCAGTCGCATAATGTGACGGTTTAATTTCCTCCATTCTCATTATTCTACATGTATTGTTCCTGTCATACCTGCTCCTTGATGTGGACCACAGAAGAAATCGTAATCTCCAGCGTCAGTAAACTTAATGTCTTGTGACTCACCAGGACTGAACATGAGTGATTCTCTGCTGAGGTCAGCACGACCTTCAACAATAATGTTGTGTGGAGGTAACATACCGTTCACAAAGTGAACAGTATCTCCTGCTGAAATTGTAATGTCATTTGGTTCAAAAACTAGATTGCCGTTTGAACCCATTGTTACGTCTACTGCCCATGCTGGTAGGGCAAGGAATAATGTTGCTAGTAGTGTTAATAAGTATTTCATAATATTATTTTGCAATCACTCTATCTATCCACCTTTTCTATGTACTTTTCGTGGATTTGTTAGGAATTCAAGATGCATCTTCCAAGCAATGTTCTTCTTGGTATATGCGAAGTTTGTAAATTAAATCATCATACTGTTCCCACATCCATTCGCTACCTGTTTTATCTTGGTAGAGTTTGCATGCAGTAATAATTCGTGTAAGATCTGTGTCGTTTAGACGCATTTTCATAAAAGTATCAGTATTATTTATCTTTTCTACCGTAGTAATGCCACTGTGGAATGCCACCCAAACCAGTTAGATATGCTAGATTAGTTGAAAGAACATAGCGAGGATTGTCAGTAGGATTTGATTCTGTTTTGTGAGTTAACCAACCAGGAAAAAATAAAACATCATCTGTCTTTACTTCAATAGGTCCCCAGATAAGATCTTCACTATTTTGAGATAGAGGTTCTGAACATTTATATGGTCTTAATGGATTCTCAATTAAAAGATTTCCACTATTTTCTGGAACTTCTAAGTATGCCGCAATAGCAATACATGCATTTTGATGATGATGTGCTTGTGTCCACCCTCCGTTTCTATGAACATTAATCCATGATTCGGATACAGACATATGACATGGCGAAGCTTTAAACCATGTTGACATCAAGAATGGGGTTACGTATTCAATAAACGTAAAAAATTCTTTAAATTCTTCCCAATTATGTGGTACATCCCAATCTGATTTTACTTTAAATTTATCAGTGTCATTAAAATGCACTCCTGTAATAGCATCACCATTTTCAGGATCTCTCCAATTGTTTTTTGTAGAAAGTTCTTTTGATGCTTTTAAATATTCATCTACTTTAGATTGAAATGATTTAAAATTAAAATTAAATTTTGTTTTGTAGATGTATGCAGGGAAGGCATCTATACCTTCCATAAAATCCCATTCATTTGGGTATTGAAAATCCATAATTTAGTTACTCACATTAGTATTTATCTAACGTTTACCACCGCCCATTTCTTTCAACATTTTTTGAAGTTCTGATGTGCTTCCAACAAACATAGCATTGTTAGTAACACTGTTAGGACCTTTCTTTGCTTCGGCATCAAGGTCTTTCATTTTCTTATGAAGATCCTGTAGTTTCTCAGTCATGTCTGCAACGTGCTTCATTGCCGCTACAGCAACTTCATACGCTCTTGGGTGCCCTGACTCCTGAGCAACCTCTAACGCTCCTCTGACCGCTTCCTGACCCTGATCTATGAGTGAGTATAATTCACCCCTAGTATATTCATAGTCTTTTGTACGATCATCTTTATCAACCTTAGGTGGAACTGGTTTACTAGGTTTACTTTCTACAACTTCAGCATCAATGTTGAGAATGTCTTCCATGTTTTCTTCTAAGCTACTCATAAGAAATTCATTCCTTCATTAAATCCAAAATCATCCTCTGCAGTTACAAATGCATCGTCTGCAGCATCAACTTGTCCATCTTGATTATAATCAACTTTTGCTTTAGGAGTATAATTCAACTCTACATGTCTCTTATTAACATTAAGATCACCAATAGTTTCAATAACTCGTGACTTGCGAATAACGTCTGCTTTGGTGTATGGACCGTAGATGTAAGACTTTGCGGTAAAAGATAATGTATAAGTTATAGATCTTCTAGTGGTAAAATCATCTTCCCAATCATCTTCAAAATTAATATTATTCAATATGATAGATACATCTCTGACCTCATCCATATCTGGGATAAATTTAACACTTACGTTAAGAGATGGTTGGAAGTATGGTAAAATTTGTTCTAATATTTGAAGTCCATCATCTTGAGACTTAGCAATAATTCCTAATTCAAATCCAATATTGTATGGAACTGGAACATATTGTGTTTTAACTTCTGTTCCATTATCATCAATTACTGTTCTATATTTTTGTAATGCCGTTGTTTTTCTAGAACCATCATAGTCAATACTAGACATTTCAAAATAAAGTCTTGGTAAAGTAATTGCTACCTTTCTACCATCAGAAGGATTACCCTGAAGTCTATAAAGAAATTTTTGTTTGGGTCCGTAAGCTAAAGGAACTTTTTCTGTTTCAAGAACTTGACCATCAACAGTTTTTTTCAATTCAATGTTATTGAATAATGTTCCAAATGATATGACAGTTTTTCTAACTGCCTCGTTATAAAATTGTGTTCCTAACATTAGAAGCTACCTGTAAAATTACCAAACTCACCAAAGGGGTTTCTTTCACCCCAATCAATAATATCGTCCGCACCATCTTCTATTGATTGATTTTGATCAAACTCAGTGCTTGTGTTATCAATAGTTGAGAACGTTCCTAGTGTATATATCGCATTAGATTCAACTCCTCTGATGAGATCTCCATCTATGAAATTGCCAGTGCGATTCATTACCTCCAAGGTATAATCAACCCCATTCCAATCTGCAACCTCAGCAATTGTTGCACTGTCTAAATCAAACATCTGTGCTCTCTGACCGCTAGTGACAGTCTCAGTGTATGCATTAATTACATACTTGAGATTTGCTGAGTCATAATAAAAATGTCCTGGCACAGTTGTTGCATCTGTACCATTAAATGTATAAACATAAGAGATTCTACTATCTTCAAATTTCCAATAGTAGTATTTTTTCTGTGTAGTGGTTGCATAGTTAGGATCAAATCCACCAAGTGCAGTTACTTCAATAATACCATTTGATGATGTCCATGTTCTACTACCACTTTGTTGTACCATTCCACCAATAACAACATGCTCATCTTTAACAAACTGAACTGCTTCTGGTGGAGCATCAATAGTTAACGTTGGTGGATTTGCGGGATTGTATCCAGTTCCTCCGCTAACAATAGATAGTGACACAACACCACCATCTTGAATTGTAGATTCAACGATACCACCTATTCCTCCACCACCAGAAATACTTACAGAAGGTGCTGTGCTGTATCCTGTGCCTGCTAGAGTTACAGTTGCTCCAGATATGCTGCCGCTAGAATCAACGGTAACTGATCCAGTTGCTTGCTGTCTGGTAGTAAGACCAAGATTAAGGGTTGTGATGTTACTGAAATCTCTTTCAATATCATCAATTTCTTCAATTCCTGTGTCAAATTTGTCTGCTCCTTGCTCGTAGAGTTCAGCAGTAAGAACATAAAAATACTGTTTCCCCAATTGGAAGAAAGGTTGTTCTCTTTCAACATACTTTATTTCATATGTATCTTCTGTTAATGGAAAGTAAACTAAATCTCCTTCATTGGGTCTACCGTCCACTGATAGATTTAATGCTGGATTTGCTGATTGTTCCCACCTTCTTCTTGAAACAACAAATGTAATTTCGTCAGTAATACGAAGACCAAATTTACTGACAAATTCATTACCTGCTCCAAAACCTTCTACGTTAACCATCATCATTTCAATCATATAACTTTGATTGAATTCTGATTGTATAACTTCTCCTAAAGTTTTATCTTTAATTTGAACTCTAGGAATATAAAAAACATCTTGACCAAACAGTTTAATCTGTTCATCTACTAAATCTTGTACAAGATTTTGTTCAGTCTTATTACCACCGTATTGAGGAAAATATACCTTTTTCATCCGATCATATCCATTGGGGGAAGTTCAAATGTGCTGCTAGATTTTTCCATCAGAGCAGCAATTTCTTTTTCTGCATCGTCATATATTTGTCTACCATTCATACTTACTCCACCAGGAAGTTGGATGCCATTAAATTTAATAAGGTTCTGACCCCACTGCCTTTTAATTAATGCGGTAGTATATTTTTTAACAAACGTGTCATTATATACTTGAGTAAATGTTTCTGGATCAAGTGCTCTATAACAATCAATAATTACAAAAACATCCTCATCAAGCATATCCTTTCCAACATCTAGATACAATCTGTCTTGACGATGATTGAATCTATACTGAACAAAAGATCCATTGTTTAAAACCATATCAATAGTTTCCATCCATTGCTTAACCATAAAATAATTAAGCATGTCTAATGATCCAACAGCATATAAATCATTCAAGAAAATTTGATATTCAATACCAAATAAATTATTTCTAATCGCATTACTTGCCAATCCATATACTTTTGATATTCCCATTACATGAGGTGGGATATCAATATATCTATTTCTTTCTTCCCAATCAGTACCATTAACTGTTGTTGTGGTATTGGATGTTTCAAACTTGGTTTCATCTGCAGCAGTAAACAGATGTTTGAGGTACATATGTTCTACACCATCATAATGACGTTCACGATAATATTGCAATGCGTCATCAATCGCATCGTCAATTTGATCGTCATCTACATTGATCTCTAGAACTGGGAACCCTAATTGTCTTAAACTATAGTCCCTTAGCTCGGACCTGCTAGAAGGTTGAGCCATAAAAAAATACCCCTAGTTTCCTAAGGGTATTTATAATTGCTAATGATGATTAGAAATCAATTGGATTTGCTGCTTGAAATGCTGGGACCCAATTAGGATCAAATGCTACGATATCATCTTCTTCAGTAAGAGCTAATAAAGTTGCTTCATGTGAATTGTTAGCATCACGTGCTGCTTTTCTATATGCAGCAACTTTTGCTTGTCTAGTGGTAACACCAGCACCTTCTATAGCATCTAGTTCTTCTGCTCTTTCTCCTCTCCACTCAATTGGTTCAATAGCATCTGCAACTAAAGATTTAATTCTTCTAACTTTCAATGCTTTTAATGAATCAATTCTATTTTGCTTTGCCTCTTCTGCCAATAATGCCTGCTGTTCTTCTTTTGTTTTACCAGCAAAACGATTAACAACAGTGTCCTTAGCATCATTTAATGTTAAGGACAAAAATTCTTCTGTGGTAGGATCAAAATCATATTCAATAAGATAGTCACCAGACACTAGATCTCCTGAATCAAAAGGTTCAGTATCCCAAATATTTTTAGGAACTATAGTTCCCGCTTCGGTAGTAAAAAAAATGTATGCCATGTGATTACTCTAGTGTCCTGTTATATTTATTGAAGATTGCTTTCTAGTTGTGAACTAAACATGGAAGTGTTGTACATGGCAGGAATAATAAATGGATATCCTGTACTATTTCCTGCAGTATCAAGTAAGTAATTATTGTAATTGTTATCAAATTGACTATAATTAGAACCATTACTTCTTCTCATAAATTCATAATCAAAATCATGAACTCTGAAATAAGTACCAGGATCATCTTTGTTGGTAGAATAGGAATTAACCATTTTATTTCTGCCCATTGGAGCTAAAGATCTTCCATGACTACTATCATTTGTTTGGAAATACATCCACTTACCATCTTTAACTCTTACACATACCCAGTATAAACCAGCTCCATAGTAGTATGAAGGACAGTATGCCCACCAGTAATCACCACTACTACTTACTTGCCATCTTGAACCAAAACGATTTCCTTGCTCGTAACCATACGAGGTAGTCCAATTTCCTCTCCATTGAACACCAGCATATGTTCCGTTTGCATTCCACATTTCAAATGAACAACCATCGCTAGGTGTCATTGAGAATGTATATACTATTCCATTATCGCAGATACAAGATTGGGTTCTCCAATAAGATTCTCCTGCACTTGAGTAAGATTGTGCATTAGCATGACTTGCTTTATCGTATGCAGTATAATTTGCACTGTTGTTGAAGAACTGATAGATTTTTGAATCGCTATCACTCTTTGCAGAATTTCCTTTAGTAGTTCCTTCATAGTAATTATTAGCAAGAGCATACGCTCTCCAATCCATGTTCACATCATTGTAAACGATTGGTTGCTTATAACCATTACCATCTGTCTGCATTAAGACAACTTTTTTAGCTCTGGTATTGATGCAGGAACCACCATAGAATCTATTATCTGTAG